ATGCAAGATGATGGATCCATGGACTATGAGAAGGTAAAGAAAAAAACTGTACCTGAACATATAAATCTTGCTGTGCAGTTCATGAAGAAGCAAGCAATCTTAGTTATTGAACATGAGTTTGATCTTAGGTTCAAGAACTTTAAGAACTGCTGTGATGTAGAGTCTGAGAGTTGGGTATATCAACTTGAAGAAGCAAGAAAATACAAGGAGAGTGAGGAAGCTAAAACTCCTTTCCTAGATATATTATGCATGACAAGAGGTATGCAAAAAGCAGAACTCGTAAAAAGGGTTCTCAAACACCATGATAAATACCTATTAGATTACGCCACTTTATTGGGCAAATATCATGCAATAAGATCACAGTTCAAAGGCTGTGATAATATGTGGGATATGAACATCTTGTACGAAGACTACTTGAATGTTGGTATGCCAATCAAACAAGGTCAAAAACTTGGCCGAATTGATGAAAATGAAAAGCGACTTGATGGAGATTTAGCATATGGCACTTTCGGATTCTGATGCACTCTGTAGGCAAAACCTAGAAGGAAATAAAAAGACTTGGGTTGAAGCTGCTTACAAATTAGAGGGTGGACAATCGAAATACCAGAACAAAAATTTTGTAGTAGGATCACAGATAACTCCTTATAAAAAAGTGCAACAAGCACTTCTCGAACTTCAGACGAGAGATAATACTCGTGTGGAAGTAGAGTATAGTCTCAAGAAGAATGAGATTAATAGAAGGATGTTAGTAAGAGATCTCAACGCAGAAGAAGATGAGATTGCAAAAGAGTTAATACAACTAGAAATAGATAAGTCAGACTATGATAGATCTCTATTCGTAGAGAAACTTAAGCATGTTCATCGAGAGATGGATGTGTTTATTGCTGAGCTAGAAGAAACAGTAGACCTTGAAAAAGGTATTGAATACTATCTTGAAACCAATGAGGAAGAAGATAGGAAGTACTGGCAGAGTAGAATGGCAAAACAGGCTGCATGTGATATAATTTCATACGGTCGTCTTGGTGCAGGTAACATGGATTCAATCATGAATCTACCTGAGCAAGACCAGATAAATATATTGTCAGGTGCAGTACATCACTCTGCTCTGATAAGTGCAGGTGTTCAAAACATGACCAACCAAATGGAAGGTCAAGTTCAAGGACTCCTCAATGGTGAGAAGTTCTCACCCCCACAAATTAATGGTTCGGAATTAACTGATCGCTTGGTTCCCCAAGTCCCTAAATTACCTGATGTGAAACATGAAATCCCAAAAGAGAAAATCCGTCTTCAGTCTTCCAATTAATCCTAAGATTGATTCCAAGTATGCAGAGACAGTTTTTGTTCCTTGGTTGAAGAGATATAAAGATTATATTTACGACTTATACTTTACATGCCGAATGCCACCATTCACCCAAGACTCAATGGGTGATGTCTTTCAAGGTGACGTAAGGCAATTATATTATAATGCGAAAGCAATATCGGATGATGCAGGTGGTATACCACTGTCTGCTACTTTCAATAACATATATGTCAGACCAGATATAGAACAACTGGATCTGTTTGTAAAGAACTTTGCACAGTTATATGAGCAAGGTGTGAAGACAGTTACCCTTCCACATACTAGTTGGGTTACCACAGGAATAATTCAAAAAGAATTTCCAGAATTAAAAATCAAGAATACAATACTCAGGAATGTCACTAAGGCAAATGAGATAGTTGCTCTTGCTAAGGCAGGTTTTCATTACATCAATCTTGATAGAGATTTGATGAGAGATAGGGAAGCATTAAAGAAGATAAAGAAAGCAAAAGAATATTGTGCTGAGATTGGTAAACCAGTGGAGTTATCTCTATTGGCAAATGAGGGTTGTTGGGGTGGATGCTCTATGATGGATGAGCATTATCATTTCAATAACACAAGGACAGACCAAACTCCTCAGTATTTCAATGATCCTATCAGTACTCATTCTTGTTCACTATGGGATATAGAAGATAACTCTCATGCATTAAAGGCAGCTAACTTACCTCCATGGAGAGAGGATTGGGAAGAGTTCCTTGACCTTGGCATAGATGTATTCAAGATGCACGGTAGGGAAAATGGCATGAAGTTAATGGAGTCTATGCAAATGGTAGAAGCATGGGCATCTGAACATGAATTTGTCACAGGTGATTTTAAAGAGTACATGGATGATCTTGAGATACCAGATAGTCCTATTGCTCTATGGAGAGAGAAGATAAAGACATGTGGTTTTGACTGTTGGGACTGCAACTACTGTGAAGCAGTCGTTGATGCACACCTCAAGAAACAAGGAAGACCTACTACTGTTGATGACTATACTCAGAGAGTGTTGAAAGCAATAGACGATGGTAACACACAGACATCTAACTTTGATCCAGAAGGATATAGTATTCAAGGACTATCATCAAACAGGATAAGACATTTCCTTAATAGTCTTTGTTCACATGATGATGCAGTATATCTTGAACTTGGTACTTATACTGGTAGTACATTCTTTGCTGCTACCATGAACAATAAGGCAAAATGTATTGGAGTTGATGATTTTTCAGAACCAAATGTTAAACCAATAGTAGATCGTGGTATGTGGACTGAGTGTGGTAATCCTTATGATACCTTTGTTAACAACTGGCAGAAGTATGAGAATGGTAATGCTGCATTTGTTAAGGCAAGTGTTGAAGAACTAACTGAAGAAGACTTTGGTGGTAGTAAAGTCAACATCTTGTTTTATGACGCAAATCATGATATGATGGTACAGATGAACAACTTAAATCATCTGTTACCTTTCCTCGATGATAAGTTTATTCTTATTGTTGACGATGCTAACTTTGATGGTGTTGTTGAAGGAGCAGTAACATGGGCTCAAGAGAACAACTTAAAATGTTATCTTGAGAGAAAGATCCTAAGTAGTGTTATTGAAAGTCCAGTCCATTGGTGGAATGGTATTCATGTAATGGTACTTGAAAAGGATAACAGAGTAAAAGAATACATTAGCGGTAACTAATTATGAGTGCATGGTATGTAATTTTTTGGACAGTGTTTACTATTGTCCTACTAAGACAACTTGGTGTATTTAAAAAATGAAGATAGTAGATCCTAAAATGTTGGAAACTCATCACCCAAAGGATTGGGAAGTTGAGCAACTTCATATCGGGAGTGCAAAGAACAGGGTCATTAAGATCAGAAACTTCTTTAAGAACCCAGAACAGGTTAGAGCATATGCACTAGCAACTGATTATGTCAATACAGTTAGTGGCCAATTCTCTAATCTACCTGGCTATGTGCATAAGTTAGGACACATAGCAAACCAGTTCTACCCTAACTTCAAGTTCTTATTGGCAACTTACTTTGAAGCTGATAAGAAAATTATGCTCCAACCAGAGTTCTCCCACTTCACATTTCAAATGTATGAGGTACAGGAGAAATGTCGTATGTGCAGTCTAGCACCACATACAGATGACACTCACTATGCTGCTGTGTTATCATTAAACTTTGATGAGGAGTTGATGGATACTAAGTCAGGTACTGCATTCTGGAAAAGTAAAGAGTTCCAAGAAGAGTATGTTTCATCTGACAAGAACTATCGAACATCAAGACTTGCTAACAAAGTGAATGCCTTTGTTAACTTTGACCCATCACAATATAGATCTAAAGACTGGGAAAGGTATCATGTGGAACCACATGAGTTTAATTCTTTGCTAGTATATGAAGGTAGACTATGGCACTCACCGTACTTTGTACAGGATGGATGGGATACAAACCGCCTAACCTTCAATGCATTTCTACACTAAATAGTACACTTATCATTCTAAAACATGGACGCTGAGACAATGGTGAAGGACTTCACCGATCAATTAAAAGAACAGAAAGCAACAATCGTTGAACTTGAAAAGCAACTAACAACTCGTAAAGACCAAGTACTGAGATTGGAAGGAGCAATAGAAGCATTAAACATGACACTTAAGAAACCAGAGGAAGGAATACCAGATGCCCCTACGACCGAATAAAGCTTCAGAGATAGGAAAGTCAAGTCAACTCAGACAACAGGAGCACGTAGATTCTAGACAGTTTCATATTCCTTTTGATGGGAGTATGGAGACTTGCCCATATAAAGTAGGAGAACTATATGATGGTAGACCTATTATATCAATAGGAACCACACAGAATGTCTATGGCCATTCGTATCATTTGATAATCGAAAGAGATAAGACACACCTCAGAACCAAGTTTCAATTCGATGCTAAACATGATTTGAAGTTTTCCAAACCAGTAGAGAGGATGGGAAAGCAACCCACTGAAGGGGAGATAAAAAAATTGATGGCACAGGCAGAATAGAAAATTGACTTTTTGATTCCATTTTACCCGAAAAAAATTTTCGGGTATTTTTTTGCCCTAAGGTTTTTCCGACTAAATAGATCTGAAGGATAATAGTGCCAATACTAATGAAGCGAGTAGTCGTAAGGGTAGCTGATAAATATAGTCTGGATTCGGCTGTAAAAGGTATCCAAGACATATATGGGTTTCTTACCTTTGTAACATCCTATAGAAGTTTTTCAATCATAACTTTTGATTGCCCAGAGAAGTATGAGTCTGGGTTGATCGAGAAGTTACGTGCACTTTCTGTTGTCAAGAAAGTAACATGGGATGAACAAGCATTTTCTCTAGACCCTGTGGACACAGGTGCTCTAGCAATAGATACCAGTGGATCAACAAGTTTAAATACTACTGGTGAAAACACTGCGACTTCTAATACTAGAAACTTAACAGGTAGTGGTACTGGAACCATATATGTAAAGGTTCAAAACATAGCAGGTAATAATTACTATACATTCTCATCAAGTCAAGGCGGTACATATTCAAGATATAATAACCAGACTGGTTTCTTACAAGGAGCAACATATACATTTGATCAGTCAGACACATCAAACGCTAATCATCCACTAAGATTTTCTTTAACTCCAGACGGTATACACACCACAGGTGGTTCTGAAATGACCACAGGTGTGACTGTATCAGGAACACCAGGTCAGGCAGGTGCAAGTACTGAGATAGTTATTGGTACAAGTACACCATCTGTCTTATACTTCTATTGTACTCTTCATTCTGGTATGGGACGATATGGTTCAGTTCCAGACAGGTTCGGTACAATCAACGTTCATGATTACTGGCACTTAGATAGACTATCAAAACAAGACAGGCAATATTTAAACAATCAATTTAGTTTCAACCAGTCAGGAGATGGAGTTGACATCTATGTACTTGATACAGGTGTGCGTGGAGCAAGTAGACCAACTGGTAACAACGCTGCTCTTCACCCTGAGTTGTATGACCCAGACTTTGTATCTGACTTAAATGGTACTTCAGAGCAACAGAACTATAGGGTATA